CATTGAGAAGAAGATTGCAGAAGCGCGAAAGATGCATGATTCCCTTGAGGTCATTGAATACTACAAGCGCCGCAAGCGCTGGAAGTCGGGCAATAAGCTGACGGATGCAGAAAAAGATAGCATACGCGAAAAGCAGCGCCTCAACACAGCCACCATTGCAGAAGAAGTATTCTCGGAATGAAGCCCGTAACCGCTGCTGGACAGAAGGCCAAGTTCTACTGCGAGGGTGCGAATGTATCCTTGCCTATGCTTGGCTTATCTACATGGGATGACAGGAACGGGTTCAAGGCAATCCAAGAGGATTTGCCTGCCTATGACTCTGTCATTGATGGGTTGTTCTATTCCAAGAGCGTTGCTGCGTTCGTCAAAAAGTACCAGCACCATCTAATAATTGATGACCAACTCGTCGCTGCGCCGGGTATCGATTTGATCAATTTCCTGAACGGGAACTGTCATCGGTTCAAGTCCAAGCGGCGCATAGAACCCACCGAAATCGTCGTCCACGAATCGGTTACCTCTGGCTGGGAGCGCACGGTTAGAATCCTTACCCGTAGGCATCTCGGTGTTCACTTGATTATTCATGAGGACGGGACAGTAACACAACATGCAGACCTTTGCGATAGGCTTCCTCATGCTGGGCCACATAATAATTATGCGATTGGCCTCGAATGCCAGAACATTTATTATCACCATCTGGCGAAAGATAAGCCTTGGATCTTTGCGAAGTGGGCTCACAAGGGCAAATATGTTCTACCAACGGCCCCTCTTCTGAAGACAGCCCCGGAGATTATCAAGCTGATATGTGAGGCCATGCCCTCGATCCCAATGAAATTTGCTGGAGCGAAAGAGGATGGCACGGTATACATGAGCCGCTACCCAGACCGAAAGCCTCGCCCCGGCATCTGGGCTCATTCAGGGTTCGGGCATGCAGATGGTAGCTTTATTGTATCGAAAGTGAAGGAAGTATTCGATGAAATGGATAGCTAAATACTGGCCCATTATCAGCGGTGGAGCCCTTGTTCTGGTCTTCGTTGCCCAGAGCATCTGGAACACAGCCGCAATGCGTGCAGACCTATACCACACCGTGGAGGATGCCAAGATAGACCGCCAACGCCTGCATGCCGAGGACATGATCCTCCACAAACGAGTTGACGTGGTAGAGGAAAAGGTATCTCCTCTTGAAAAGACAATGATCAGAATCGAGACTCAACAGACCGCCATCCAGAGCGGAGTAGATAAACTCGATAAGAAAATGACCCGATTACTGCAAAGGAATCCTCGATGAAAAGCCCAGTATTATCAAAGTCCGTTTGGTTCGGCGTAATGGTTACAACACTTGGCGTGTTGGAGTACCTGGAAAGCGTCCCTGAGATGCCTCGATACGTGCTTGTTATTATTGGCGCGTTCATCGTGGCCTTGCGTATGATGACGACGCAGCCTGTCTTCGGAGGCAAGAAACCGCGTACACGCGACGGTAAAGGTCGCTTTACGACGGGCTCGTGCATCTTCTTGTTTCTGATTTCAGGCTGCTCGACCCTTTCTGTCAACGCTGACAAGAGCGCAGACTGCAAGTTCAAGGTGACAGCACCCCACTCCATTGTCTGCACAGTCGATGGCAAAGAAACCTACACCCAGACAGGCAAGATGGCTCTTGATATCAAGGGCTGCTGCAAGTGTGAAGACTAATGAGCGATGACAAAACTACACTTGATGATGCTCTCATTACACTTCTGGACGCTGGGGTTGCAGTTGGGATGTCGGCTATTCCGATCACCGTCCCAACGGAAATCCGGTCACTAGCACAACAAGCCGTCGCCCGTGCAATGCTATGGGTAGTGCGACAAGTAGAGCCAGAACAACTCAAAGTTCTGGTGGAAGATGGCGCCAAAGCAACAGCCGAAATAGACTGGGGCGAATAATAACAAAGAGTGTTGACGGGGAATTAGATCCATCGTATCTTCGTGTCCAGATATTATTCTTGACACCTAAGGATTGGAGAATGACCCAATGAATATCCAGGAAGTCTTGGCGGCGGCGGGGTACGTTGCCTTGGATAGGATTCACGGCACTGAAGCCATAGACAACATGCCTTGCCCCTTTGTTGAGCACAAAAAGCAGGGGCATAATTACGGCCCGGCGCGGGTATACCCCCCAAAGGTGGATGACCCAGGCGGAATCACCTGCCTGAACTGCGGGCAGAACTGGTCAACCAAGCAGGCAGCGAGGGAGTTGTCGGTAACCAAGGAGGTCTTGGCTGGGAGGGAGAGGTATGTCCCCCCTCGTCAGATGAAGCAGGAGACAAGGGAGAAGGAGCCGGTCGAGCCAATTGATATCCGGGACACCTGGATCAAGGCGTTGGCCACCACATCCCAGTCGAGGCATGCGTTTGAATACTTCAACAGAAGGTGGGGTAGTGAGGAGCTTGCCCTGGAAGCCGTGAAGCACATTGGCTGGACGTCCGGATTCAAGCAAGAGTACTGGAGGAAGTTCAAGGACTTCAACATCCTCATTCCCCTCCATGATAAGGACGGCTCCATCGTGAGTGCTGTCCGTAGGTGCAGCGCACTGAGGAAGACTAAGCTGAAGGCGCTCCGCATCCCCAACGATGCAGTTGGTTTGCCATCCGGCACCCCTGTTTGGTTCGGAGATCCACCACCAGCGGCGGCTAAGTACGCGGCAGGGGCCACTCTTTATATCGCGGAGGGGGAGATAGATACGCTCCTGCTGCTGTCGATGAGGGAGAAGGGGCTGATAAGCGGCGGTATCCTCGGGTCCCCGGGCGGCGCCTCGCACAGCAAGTCATGGTGGAATGCAACGGCGTCACTGATCAGCGAGCCTCCGAGGTCGGTGGTTCTCTGCCTGGATGCGGATGCGGCAGGGGATAAGTACTGGCAGAAATCGGCGCACGCATTCCCCAATGCAAACCGAGTATTCTTACCAGACAACTTTGACCTGACGGATGTGGTCTCCAGGCATGGGCTGCGGGATGCCGTAAGCCTACTGGATGCAGCAAAGACCGCCCACTACAGGTTCTACCGGCTAGACAGCGGGAAGTTTGCGTACCTGTGCGGCGGGTATTGGTACATCGGAACAGGAAGAGAGGCGCTGTTGGCCCGACTTCGCTCTGCCGGGTACCATGATGAGGAAGCAAAGGGGCTGACAGACACGCTACCCCCGGCGAGGGATGTTGTATTCAACCCAACCACAACAGAGGCTGTTGTTGTAAAGGACTCGAACACATTCCTTAACCAGTTCCGTGGCCTCCCTTTGGTGGGTGAGGACGGGGACAGTGGGCTGATTGAGTGGGTTCTGTTCTGGCTATGCAATGAGGACGACGATGCACTGAACTATGTCCTCGACTGGCTGGCGAGACCTCTTCAGAACGTCTACTCAGGGCGCGGAGCGTACCGCAACAAGACCGCTCTCATCTTCCACGGTGACCAGGGGACAGGTAAGGGCTTTGCGTTCGGTACAGATGGCTTTATGCGAGCCATATACGGCAACACCATGAGCGAGATTCTCCAGAACCAGATGGAAGATCACTTCGAGCCTCGCAAGTTGACCGAGACGCTGCTCCTTACAGCGAACGAGGTGGCTTGCTCTGGGTACAGGGACGCTCGGACATTGAACAGGCTGAAGGCATGGGTTACGGAGCCCACCATTCAGGTGCGTCGGATGCGGAAGACTAGTGAGGAGTTCCCCATCTGGTTCAACATGGTGATGCTGTCCAACGACGCGATGCCACTGCGCCTCGAGCCAGGGGACAGGCGGTATTCCGTATTCAAGCAGGACCGGAAGCTGAACCCGGCGATGATACCTCCCCTCGTGGAAGAGCGAGACGCCGGATGGCCAACGGCGAAGTACTTCCTGAAGAGGCTGCTTGACCGGAAGATAGCGAGAGACCTTGCCGTTCCATTTGGGAATGATGCCAGGGATAGTCTGCTTGATGCGGGCACTCCCTCTCAGATTGTGTTTGCAGAGACGGTCAGGGACCTTGGTCTGGAGTCTGTCGTGATGGACTTCACCGACGAGATGGATCGACGTGGGCGAACCGGCGAGTACTACAACCAGAGCACAGGCTTCATCGGAGGACAGACCCTAATGGAGTGCTACCAGTTCTGGTGCAAGCAAGTTGGGATACACTACCCGGTGCGACTGCCCGCCCTGTATGCGGCCATAAGAAAGGTTATGCCGGACGTAGAAGGTCCGGACATAGGCATGGTTGGCAGAAGAAGAATGCGTGGACTGAGAGGGCTCCCTGTGAGTTCAATCCGGTCGATTGATGTGCCAGAAACGAAAGGACAGGAGAAGGTAAATGGTTAGTATGATTGTAGCTCTAATGGTGGCGCACCCACCAATCCCCCACTTTGAAGGGCCCCGGCATCTTGAATGTCCACCAACCGAATGGGCAATGCTGGCCGGTCAGATTGCAGATGTGGACCCCTACTTCCTGATGGGAGTGGTCATGACCGAGTCGCGGGGCAAGGCAACGGCAGAGGGTGATTGCAAGGATGGCAAGTGCCACTCGTTCGGGATGTGGCAGATGAATGTCGGCACCTGCAAGGGGCTGTACCCTCGGTGTAAGAAGAAGGACTTGTTCGACCCTCACTTCTCATCGGTGATGGCTGGTCTGCTCTGGCGCTACCTCATCAAGAAGGTGGGCAGAGAGAATGCAGCAGTAGCCTACAACTGTGGGCATCGGTGTAAGAAGAAGGGCCGGTGGTATAGCCACACCAAGGTGACTCGTGGGTACTTCAAACGCTACGTCAAGCTGACGACTGGCGACTTCTGCTATGAGGATTTGCTGTGAAGACCTTCATCGCATACGCACTGGTAGTGATTTACTTCGCAGTGTGGGTTTATCTGGAAACAAAAGACTGATCTTCCTTGATTGGTCGAGTGCCGATCCGGTACTTTGAAAGCATGAGCGAAGAAATCCTAGCAAGCCTACTAGACTTTGGCGCCCTGGGTATCTTCGCCGGCTTTCTTATCTGGCAACACCTTGGCATGCAGAAGCGGATGGACAAGCTGATAGACGGCTTCCATGACGAGCTAAAGCGCATCGACGAAAGCTTTGATGCCAGGGCCGAGCTAATCCGAGAACGATACGAGTCTGTGATTATGTCAATCCGACGCGAGAAGAGTGCGGAAAGAGACAAGCTGCAAGATAGGATTGCCGAGTTGCAGCGCGACCTTTTGAGCCGTGAGCGTCAGTCTGTCATCAACATGAAGTTAGACAGGGAGCGGTGATCACTCCCCCCTCTCTCTCCATTCCTTCACAAAATCTAAAAAGTCTGCATAGCCCATAGTCACGAGCGGCTCTTGCCTGTCCCCTTTGCAGATGGCGATTGGGATGAAGCCTTCTTTGGCATCACCCTGAGATTGCTCATACGCTCTCGCAATGAGGCCACCGAGCTTCTTGTAGCTCTTGCACTCGATTGAAAAGGGTTCAGCCACCACATCAGAGCCTTCCGTAGCCCCACCCCGAAATTGGATCGTGCGTCGAACTTCACGTCCCAACACCTCCCCTAAGTCCTTGGCCACCTTCCTCTCGAACCGATGGCCCTTGTCTCTTGAATGTTTACCGCCCATCTTCCATCTCCTTCAGTACCCTCACGGGTAACCGTCCATTCTTACCAGGCCTGGGCCAATTGCCCATCTCTTTGAAGTACCTCTTCTCAGCAGGGTGAGAGTTCATGCACTTCTTGAGATGGACCTTTGTCCCTCGTGAGTTCTCGTGGCCTCCAAGAATATGCCCGCAATGCGGGCACTCCCTATTGCTTAATGGCATCTGATTGCGCCTCCTCCTCTTGCGGGCCCTGGAGAAAGGCCTGCCAGTATTGGACCTCGTTGATTCGACACTCCATCATCTTTGATATGGTGTGAAGCATGGAGGTAACCACAAGGTGCGCGTTACCAAGCTGCGTTTGCTGTTGCATTACTACCGATGACAGGTCCTCGACCTTCTTCTGAAGCTCCTGGATCTGCCCATTGATTTTCTTGTCTGCCATTAGAACATCCCCGAATCGTTATAGGTTGGGCTCGGCACAGCATCACCAAGACACTGGTCGAAGTACACATTCTCAAAGTCTCCGTTGGTCTGCTTCTTCACTCGAAGCCGCTTGTCCAACAAGAAGTTCAGGTCCAACTGGCTGATAGCCTCTGGCATTTGAACCTGACAAACAGCCAGGTCCTGCTTGAGGAACTGCACATTCTTGGGGGTCTGGAGCATGTTGCGCTTCAGTAAAATCCGACCCGAATGCATACCGTCGTCAATCTTCAGTATCCAGAACAGGTAAGGGTTCCCCTTCTGGCTAGTCCGCCACTCTACCCGGTCCACGTGGGTGACGTAGACGCCATCCGGAACGGGCGTATCATCATAGCTGGACTGGCCCCCGTTGGGGACGCCAGCACTGTCTTTCCAAAGGTTATCGGCTTGCGTAAAATCGATGTCACTCATCTCTATCCCTCCAATTGCTTCTTGAGCACGTCATAAGACAATTCAATAGTTGCAGGCAGCTTGCCGCTACGGTCTCCCGCTACCCAGTTACGATGTGGTTTCGTTCTAAGGACCCGAGTGTCACCCTCGACGTCCGCAAACAGCAGAAGGTCGCTCATCGCCTCCACAATCTGGCGAGCAGAGTTCGGCAGAGACAGACTCCACTGAACCACCTTGCCGGTGCGACTCTCCACCTCCATCTCCTTGGCGTGGCTAATCATCACCAGCCCCATGCGTTTCCCGTCCTTGGTCTGGAGCATAGATGCCTTGGTCAGCGCCAGTCGGAACTGGTTTTTGACCATGGTGAATCCTTTACCATACCCAAGATCGGATGGATGGGAAATCCCATTGGCCTGGCACACATGCTCTTCGCACATCATGTGCAGGTTATCCAGGGTGTCGATCACCAAGGTCTCCACGTGTCCAGGTGAGCGGGTAAGCTCATCAATCAAAGCCTTGAACCTCGGCCACTCTCGGACCTGCACCTCCGTTACATCCAGGAAGTTCAGGCCAGCCTCGGTTGCAGCGAACACTGCGTTGGGAAACCCACTTGCAAAGGTGGACTTGCCAATCTTAGGACGACCACTGATGGTCGTGATGCATTCATTTAGTGTTGGTGTTGTCATAAACCCACTCCTTCTCTTTCATATCGCCATCAAATTTTGTGTGCAGCACCTCGGTGTGGACCTCGGCCAGCCACTCAGTTTCTTGGCCAGCGGCCCTTAGAAAATCAGTAACTCCCTTCTCCTTCCGCTCATGCGCCTCATCCATGGGATGCCAGTCCTCGGTGTCATGTATTTCATTCATCACCCTCTGGACCTCGTTAACCCACCCGGTAGACAGCAGGCAATCCACAAATGCACCCCACTCCGTGCACTTCAGGCTTTCTGCCGCCTCCGCAACAAGCCTTTCCAGCCTTGGCGCATTCGCAATCAGTCGCGCATTCGCCTTCCTTTCCTCAGGTCCAGCGCCAGGCACATCGTATGCCTCCGCTATCCGATAGTCCGTCTCGTCAAAGGGGTAGGTGATAGGGGTGGAGTCGTCAGCGCATACATGCGCCTTCCACCGTGGTGCCCCATATTCGCGTGCCCCCGTGTACTTAGGTGTTGTCATTCTTTCTCCTTCAGTTCTGGATGGATTTCGTCCACCCGATAATGTGATTCCCTAACCAGTGGGTTGCGCCCACTCTGGCAGTACGGAACAAACTCACATGCCCTGTTGTATGCATAGCAGGACGTCAAAGACCGAGGCCAGAAGTCCTGTTCTGCATAGTGGTTGATGAGGCTCATTACGCCCTCAACATCTCGACAAATGTCGTTCAGTTGAGACTGGGTGTGGAGCACTGGCTCCCGATGGAAAGCCTCTGGGTGAGCCTCGTACCACTCGTCAAGACGGGCGGTGAATTGCTCATCAGTCTCATCCTCCACACGCTGTCGCGCTATCAAGCTACCATCAGCCTTGTACTTCCTCTTCTCAACAGGGGTTGCCTTGAGTCTGCGAATCGATGGCTTCTGAACGATGTCGTACACAATCCCGGTCACGTTGTATCCGAGAGAGCGCATCGCCATGTCATAGACCAGCGTCTGGCGCCTCGACCACAGTCCCTCGAGATATGAGCCATCCAATCGAGCCGTAGTCTTCGTCTCAATCAAAAGAACTCCCCCGCGACCGTCATCCACCAGAGCATCCACAATCCCCTGCATGCTGAAACCAGACGGGCCTGGGCCCATCTCCCACTTCTTCTCCACTGAGACAAACTCCCAGTCATCATCCTGATACTTGTCAAAGTAGGCGGTGAGCATTGCTCTCGTGATGCAGGCAGCATCGCCACCCATATCACTCAAGGCCTGCTCTAACTCACGAAAGTCCTCCACCTTGCCGACGCTCTGTCGCTCCCGAAAGAACTCCACGCCGAGGTGAAAGACGGACCCAATGTGCAGATGAACAGCCTTATCCAAGGGCGCGAGGCCCTCATTATATTTGAGGTTGTATCTGAACGCACAGGCTTGCACTGCGCCCATTGAGCTTTGTGTAAGCACCCTATTTATTGTATCTCCCATAACTCCCCGGGCTCCGCTTCATATAATCGGGCCAGCCAAAGACCAAGCCCAACTCGCGGCTCCCTTTCTCCTCTCTCGTATTTTGTTAGTCCATCGTATGACAGGCTATAGCCCGCCTCCTGTGCCATCGCCGCTACGGCCTCCCGGCTCAGTCCCTTCGCTTCCCGAAGAACTGCCAATGGTGTGTCTGTCTCTAGTCGCCTGGGCATCAAATCCTCCCGTGAATTTCAACACATTTCCTATAAAGGAGGGCGACTCCACAATCATCATCAGGATCGCCTTGATTCCTGGGTCTGGATTGCGGGTGCCGTTCTCCCAACACGCCACTGTATTGCGACTGTACCCAAGCATCTTGGCAAACTCTGTTTGCGTGACCCTACGGCACAGCCAATCCGCCGCTGCGTTTCTTGCGCGAGCGGCATGCAGTGGTGTAAACTCATCAATTCTCTTGCCATTAACTGTTGGCATAATATCCTCCATCCTTATTCATTATTACATAGCTGTCAAGTGTTAGTTCTGGACGCCCGTTCCATTGCACCCCATGCATCCATCATCGGCCATTGGAGAGTTCCTCCCCGATCCGTGGCATGCTTTGCACTCGTGTATTTCCACGAGGTGCCCCAGAATCATGGTTAGTTTCTCTGCCTGGGCTCGGATTCCATCAACGGCATCCTTCATCACCCCTATCTCTTCCATCAAAGTCATTGGTCATCCTCCTATGTGGGGCTGCTTCACTACGTCACAGCAGTGCCCGAGTAAAAATAAAGTAATAAAAACTATTGATATCATGATGACTGAGCCAGCCGTGTCATCATCCATTCTCCCCCTCCATATCCATTACCAACTCGACCTTTTTGTCGCTATCAAGGTCTTGGTAGATGCTGATGGTGGATGTTGGGAGTGGTTTGTCGTCCCATAGGTCAACCCTGTATCCTTTATCCACCTTCCTGATCACAATCTTAGACACATCAAAGATACTCATGCCCGATAGATGTACTCCCATCACTCTTCCTCCTTGTAGCTGACGCACACGGTATTGCTGTCACACTCCGCTTTGTCACCGTAGTCACGGATGCGAGACAAGAGCCCGTCATGGCCCTCTATAATCTCAATCATAAGGTCCAGCAGCGTGCTTGGATCGCCATCAGTATCAACCTCAAAACTAAAAACATACATTGTCCAACCTCTCTTCCAGTTCATCCCATGTGTTGCAATCAACACACAGGCCCTCATCACTCCCTGCCTGGTCTACCTCCTTGAAACATGCCTCGCAGACGAACCGTTCTGGTGTTGGTGCGTCCAGCCACTGGTCGTATTTACTTTGTAGTAGTCCCATCATCATCCTCCCTGAGCAGGGCCTCGCAAATCTCCTGCCCTCCCTTGTCCCAGAGCTTCAGGAGAAGCTCCATCGTTCGCAATACTTCCTCGTCAGTCATTCTCAATTCTTCATCGTTCATCATCATCCTCCTATGCCGCCTTTCGTCGCGGCGTCAATTGGAAGCCAGGGTCACTGGCATTCCTGATGAATGGGGAGTCGCTACGCTTGGCCTTGTCCCCTTTGACAGTCAGCCCAACGATGCACGGACCCTGGTCCAGGAACCTGAGGTCATGCTCATCCCCATTGATTACTGGGTATCCACCGAATGATTCCGGTAACCCTCCCCTGAATACTGCTGCCACATTCCGTCCTTTCTCCAGAGCGACCATGCACTCTGCATCATTGGACTCCGCCAGACTCATGGTCAGGTGGTAGTTTCGCGGCAACGCCTCGGTTGGCCTGTGTCGGTACGGCACCTTGGTGTAGTCGTGGAACTCTACCATCGGCCATGCCTGGAACATGTTGTCATACAGGTAACCTGCCATTTGGACTCGCTCCCATAGGATGTCCGAGTACACGTTCGGTCTAAATTCTGGCGCCAGTCCCTCCTTGTCGGCCCTGCGAATATGAAGATTCATTTCCCGCTCGAACATCTCCCAGAACCGCTCTGGATCTGAATAGAACAGCCGAGTCCTATTGATACGCGCCAACTGGCACGGATTGATATTGTCCTCGTTCAAGCCAATGCCGCCCTGCCCTGAATAAGTCAGGCACAGTGCGCGGCACCCTGGCGTAGAATGTGGACAGACATTGCGACCGCTAGTGCTAGCAGGTGCAAACGATAGCCCAGCCGACAAGTACCCATACTTGGTGGACTTGTTCAGCTTGGGTTGCGCGGTAGTGAACAGCTTATTGAACCCTACTCCCGCATATAATGCCTTTACCGTAGTCATTCTTCCTCCCTGTCATCACTTGTCCCAGTTGACCAGCGCAGCACGAATGCTTGTGAACGTGTAAGGTGCTCCGTCTGGGGTTTCCTTGCCCACCTTTGAGAGAATGAACCACGCTGCATCATCCCTCGTGGGTCCCTCATCGACCGCAAACACCATCAGCCAGTAAAGCGACTCATCGCTGGACAACCAATGCGACACGTTCCAGTGGTTCCAATTCTTATGGCCTTTGTACGCCATCACTCCCCCTATTTGACTGACTTAATCAGTCCGTCTTCCATGGTTACTTCCGCGTACCACTTCCGGTTATAGGGCGATGGCCCCACTACACAGAACGTGCCGTTAGACTGGAACTCCAGTCCGAACATGGACGTTTCCTCGTAGCGTAGTCGCTTGCCCTTGTTGGCCTTCAACTCTTTCTTTGTTTTGTATAATGCACCTAACATAATCACTCTCCCTTTGCCTTCAAATCGATACACTTCTTGCACAAGTAATACTCTGGAAGGGCCGGGACATAATTACCGCAACCCAACCAATGCCACCCACATCGCTTAGCCATCACGCCCACCTGTATCGTTGCAGCCCTCGAATATGCGTGTTCTCTACATATTCAGAGCTAAAGTGTGTGTGTTGTTCTGGGTTGGCTTGCTTCCATGCCTCCAGAAATACGCCAGCATCACGGTCCTCCTCCAGGTAGACCATGCCGCCGTCCTGGTATGAGTAGCGGCTGATGTCGCCAGCGACTCCCAACTCACTCAACAGGCTGCGCTTGACTGGAAGCCATGCGTGTCCTGGGTCCTCTATAAATACAAAAGTCATCATTCCTCCTATAAAAGGCCTGCCACTATGAACAGGCCAACAAAACAGACTGTAAAAATCACCTCGTCGTGGTTCATCGTCCGTCCCTTTCAATTTGGTCAACATCGAACCAGGCCTCACCACCTGGCCACCTCACGCGATAGCGTGCTTTCCATATCGAGACGATTGTCCCGCGATACTTCCAGCACGCCACCACACGCTCGCCAATGCTGTAGGCTGTTACGACAGCCATGCCGCTCCGAATACGGAGGTGAATACAGCAGACATATAGATTATTGTTAGCATTTCCGCTGGATTCATTTGGCACCTCGTTTGCGTGTGACAACCAAGTCCAACTTGCTATCGATTGAAATAATAAACGTGCGTTTGCTACGCTTTTCCATAGTCATTCTCCAGTTCATGTTATGCACTCACAAGCTCAGACTCGTAACGGTCACGGGCTGCAATGGCTCGATTTAGAATCCGCTGCCAGCGCGCAACGCTTGAGTCGGTTTTAGCGTTCAGCAGTCGATGCGCGTAATGGGCAACACTTTCATGGGCCAGCTTTAGAAGCATGGCGTCTGTCCTTGGTGTTGGACTTTTCATGTTATCCTCCAATTTGGTTAAGTTTATTCCGCCAACAGTGCCCACAAGCCGTGGTTATGCGGCCATGTATATGACCTTTGATTTCATGTCGCTCAGTGCTCGCAAGTGCTCGGTGCATTCGACCGTGTCTTGTTGCACTGGTTTAGCTTGTTGAGTTGTTGCTTTGATACGCTTACGTCGTTTGTTTGGATTGTTCCAAGGCTTGTACGACCAATCATCCTTTGCGACCCTTGATTGTATCCACCGTGGACACCGTCCATTATTGTGTGCGAATGGAACACTGACAGACTTGAAAAGCTCGATAACCTGCTCCAATAAGGAACAACCCTTGTGTCGTTCACTGTCCAGCATGGCCATGCTTGCGGTATGTTCGTTATCAGTCCGCATGTTTGACACTTGCCGATAGTGTTGAAGGGCGCGTTGTCGCGCTTTTCCTTGCCGTCGTTGCTTCCGTATCGCTTTGCTACGTTGCCCCATAGTCGTCACCGTTTCCTTTGGTTTGGACTTGTGGACACTGTAAGCGGAACCAACTCTCGTTAGGTCTGCCCGTTAGGGCTTCCCTTTCATGTATTACCTTGTCAAAGAACCTCCCACATCATGTGGGCAGGTGACTTACTAGGGGCGAGCCCCGTTAGGCCTGATTCATCCCTGAACCTGGGGGCAACTATGAGGCCTGTAATCATAGATTGCAAGTGTTTTTGAAAAATAGTTTCATAAACGCAACACTGCGAGCCATTTAATTCCGAGGCGTTTGGGGTGTTTTGCCGCATTGTTGACAGTGGAAACGCGCAAAAAACGCACATGATTTGACCGTGTTTTGTGTGTGGTTTGGCGTGTGTTGGACTGGCGAGCATGCAATCAATGTGCCAGGTGTGTTGACTATGTTGGCACGAATGGTGCAGGGCAAGCAATGAACGTGCCAAGTGTAAGCTTTGTGTACGCGTGTGTGTAATATGTGCGCATGTGTATATGTGTCCCGTTTTGGTGTCTCATATTGAGACAAAACGGACAAATCGGACATTTCGGACAATTCGGCACACAAGCAAGTATCGTGCCAAGAATGGGGGGGAGTACTATTTGAGTTCTGATTGGGGTCGCACGATATGCTTGCAGGTACCCATAAAGTAAATCGCACGTTTTTTTAGTCACACTTAATCACACACACACACGTACCTTTGTCATGCGCGTATATATACATACGCGTATACGCGTGAGAGGTGTGTGTGTGTGTTTAGGTAGCTGGCGGTTGTTGTTCGATTTTGAACAGGGTTTGTCTTACCGAGCCCATTGCTCTTGCGTTCACTGGTTGCATTCTTTGGAAGTTGAATCTTTGTCCGAGTATTGCGTCACGGATCATGGCACTGACGGGTACATTGAGAAAGACGCCGATCTCACTTAGCTTTACGTGCAGTGACTTGCTCATGACCGCTCGCTTTTCATAGCCCTGCCCCTTTGGAGCCTTTCTATCCGTTGTTGGTACTGATAGTCCGTAGTTTTCCAAAGACCCAATGAATGATTCCACGGCCACATCGATTAGCGTTTGGATTGTTAGTCTTGTCTTTTCCGATGTCCTGCGGACCAGTTCGTGACATGATTCTTCCAAAGCTACAGATACTTGTTGAGTTTTAGTTTTCATGTGTCAAGATTATCATCGTGACAGAAGATAAATCAATAACAAAACCAATACCTGTTTCTGTAATTGAAAAGGATTTGGCCAGCTACTGGTTGTCTGCCGCTGTGAGTGCGGAGCGTATGTTGCAAAGCGCGATGCAGGAAGCTGGTGGCGACATAGCGGAGTTGGGTCGTCTTGTTCGTGGGGTGGACAGTTATGTTCGCGTTCGCGAGAAGATAGGCTCTATGGTTGAAAAGGCTGTCTGTGTATCTGGTGAAGAGGGGTGGGACCCATTTGGCGTGGACCCTTTGGAGGTGAAGCTCGATGAGGCTCAGGCCCGTTCCCAGTTTGATGGTGTGAGTGCGGCGACTGTGAGCCTTGGGTTGTCTCACATGGAGGGTGATAATACTCCGATAGAGCGTGATGCTGTTCGTTTGTATAAGTCAGGACTTACGATGGGGGCCGTTGTGGAAAAGACGGGGCTATCTCTTTATCAGGTCCGCAAGGCTCTTAAGCGGGCGGGGGTAAAGCGTGCTCGGAAGAAAGATAGGGTTGCTCCCAGTGGGACCCAGTGATATGGTTGTCTTAGTCATTCTTCCGGGGGTGGTCCAATACCCTGATACGCAACACATTTGGACCACCCCCACCTTCTTTCCTGTAGGATGTGTTTATGGACTCTAAAGAGTTTTGGGACAGGTGTAAGCGTGATAGGCGGTTTTACTTCAAGCATTGCTTGAGGATCCGCGCACTGAAGGATGGATACTACAAGCTCGTCCCGTTTATTCTAAATGAAGAGCAGGAACGAATCTTACAGACCATCGAGGAGCAGGAGTTTCAAAACAGACCTGTTCGCATCATCATTCTCAAGGCCCGTAAGATGGGGTGCTCTACTCTGATTGAGGCGCTCGGTCACCACTATTGCCAGTTCCATCCTCATGCCAATGCGAAGGTTGTGGCGCACTTGAAGGAATCGACCAAAGAGGTCTTCCAGATTACAAAAAGATATCAGGAGAACCTGCCGTCATCCATTGCCTCCATTGCACCAGGCAAGGCGGTTGGCTCTTCAATCTCCTGGAAGCACGGCTCTAGATTCTCTGTGGAAACGCAGGGCTCAACGGATGCGGCCCGGGGCTCCACGCCATCGTTTGTTCATATTTCAGAGCTTGCGCTTTGGTGGAAAAGACGTCGTTCCACTACAGACGAGGATGTGCTTCAGGCGCAGATGGGCTCTGTAGATCCAAAACCCGGCACGTACATCATCATCGAGTCCACAGCCAATGGAGCCTCCGGTGCATTCTACAATCGGTTCTGGAAAGCGCATAGAAACGAGCCAGGCAATATGTTCGATGCCCTGTTTTTCGGGTGGCAGGAGCACGACCGCTACAGGTTAGAGCCGCAAAAGGGCGACAGCGAGCAACATCAGTCGCTGGTGGATGCCTATGAGAAGGAGGACATGGAGTTCTTTTTCGACCTTGGCAGGCAGATGGGCTACAACGAGACTTGGTCAGAGCGGGCTGTCGAGTATGACTTGAAGCCGTGCCAGGTTCGATGGGCGCAGCAAGTTCTTCAGACAAAGTTCGATGGCGATATGACCCGGTTCGATACCGAGTATCCCCTTTCGGCGCAGATTGCCTTTACCTCAAGTGGGAAAAGCCCATTCGATCAAGTCATTATCTCTGACAGAATTGATGAGCTAAAAGACAACCCACCCAAGATGACGGTTGGGTCAGCCGCCTCATACGATGGATTCAAACTCACAATCTTCCCAGGCCAAGATAACTGGCAAATCTACAAAGAGGTAAACCCAAACCACCAGTACATCGCAACCATTGACTCGGCACACGGCATCGATGATGGAGACTTTAGCTGCGTACAGGTGCTCGATGTCACTGACCGGTGTCAGGTGGCTGAGTTTTATGCCAGGGTTCCGCCAGATGTTGTGGCAAGAGAGGCTGCAACCGTGGCGTCAGCCTACAATTTTGCAATTGTTATCCCTGAGGTTGATGGGCCAGGGCTGGCTGTTGTGCGTGAGCTTTTGGATATGAATGGCGGCGATGGGTACAAAAACCTGTATGTTCGATCTCAGGGCGGTAACTGGACCCAAAGGTTTGGATTCAGAACTGGGGCCCAAGGAAAAAGAGATGCGGCGATTGCTGCGCTGGCCAAGGCCATCCGGGATAAGTCATGGGACTTTCACTCGCTGCGTCTTTTGGGCGAATGCCAGACCTTTATCGAATCATCGACAGGGAAAGCCGAGGCGATGCCTGGAGAACATGATGATGCGGTAATGGCGATGGCTATCGCCCTTTACCTTGATTCAGAAATTTCAGAGAGGATGTCATCAGAAATTGACATCACTCCAAAGCCCAAAAGGGAGCCCGGGGCGGTGTATGCTAGGGACTTGATGATGGATGAATCCCCTCGCTCTGACCCACATCTTGGCTCTTCGGAGTACTGGTAATGCAGACTTATTTACTTTTCTTCCTCTTATTGTGTTACATTTTTACCATGTCGATGCAGGTGGCGCTCATTTGGCTTATGCACAAGGACTCCAAACGCAGAGACGAGCTTGAGAAGTTGCGACTAGAGTCCGACAAGTCAAAGCAGTGGGACTCATTTGACATGTATCAGCGCGACAGCCTAGAAGCTGCCGTTGCTGGCCGAAGGGAGTAGCGCCGTGTTTGCGACATTAGGCACCATGCTGTCGACAAAATTCCTACCAGCACTCGCTAAGGGCGCTGGGTCTGCTCTTGGCGCTAATTTGGTTGGGGGGCTTTTCGGCGGTGGTTCCTCAAAGCCAGTAAGGGGAGCCCCTCCTCCGGTGGGCGGGGATGTGTACAAGCAGGCCATGGCCAATCTCATGCGGGATTTGCCCGACCAGACTAGACTTTCTCAGAGAACTCCCGTGACCTTTAGCGGTGATGGTGGCACCCCGCGTCATGACAGGTTGCAGACCCTTCAGGCGATAGCGAATATCAGGCAGGGGCTGGGGTGATGGCGCCATACGGACCTAAGCTTGTTGACGAGAAGACGTCAATGGACCCTGTCTATGAGAGGATCCGCCAGCGGCTAATGAACACAGTCAGCCCCATGATTCCATCGGGGGATACCCGAGCCAATGCAGCGAAGGCGATCTTACAGGGGCTTTCAACGCTCGTCCCCCAGTCACCAGAAACAGTAATAAATCCAACAAGCCCTTCCATTTACAAGCCAATTGATGCAAGAATACGGGCTACAATGAACCTACGAAATCGCCAGCCAGGGGGAGAAGTCTGATGAGAGACGCCAATGAAGCCAACATGCAGGGGGACACGGATGCAATTGTCCAGCAGGCAATTGAAAAGATTCTAAGATCACTCAAGGGCAATGAGCTTTTGGCGCTCATGGGAGATACCGGAAAGGGAGCGAGGGGAAGCACAGGAGCGCAGCCACTCACGCAAGACATGGCCCCTTCCCCGCAATATGCACCTCAGGGTGGAGCGGGCCGCACGGGCGTGGACGCAGGGATGGCCCTCTCTGGCTCGAGCCTGCCACCCTTCCAGCAGGGCGACCCCAAGGCCGCAAAGATGCGGGCCCTATTTGAAATGATGCGCACTGGCGGGGCAGGACCCCGGTAGATGGAAGGCCCTATCACGAGAGAGTATGGCGAGAAGAAGCGTTCGTCGTATGAGCCGAAGGTCAAAGAGAAGGAGTTGGCCTCGTTCGTTCGTGAGCAGTATGAGCTAGCGGAGAGCGCAAAGCAGGGGGTTATCGAGGAAGCCTGGCTTGGGACAGCGTTCTACACTGGCAAGCAGTGGACTCGCTGGAATCGCGTCACTCAAATGCTCGAGGAGCCATCACCCCCCGCATGGCGTGTTCGGATGACGCTGAACTACATCCTCCCGACCGTCGAGACCCTTGTCGGCAAGCTTACGGAGAATCGTCCTGGTTTTATGGTTATGCCAGCAACTGATGACGATGATGACAAGGATAGAGCCAGAGCCTCAGAGAAGCTCTTGAATTACATTTGGCATGAGACAAACATGCAGGTTAAGATCCACGAGTTTAGCAAGTGGATGGCGACCACGGGGACAGCCTTTTTCCGCGTCTGGTGGGACCCTACCGCTGGTGTGGAGTATGAGTTTGAAGAGGAAGAGCCCATCGTAGAGCACCTAGAGGGTGTTGTTGGCGAGACGGCTGAAGAGATGGAGGCGGGGGACAAGCCTCGAACGAAGAAGAAGCGGAAGACCGAGAAGACTGGCTTCCCTGTTGTTGATGTGTTGAGTGTTCTTGATGTGGCCTGGGATCCGGGCGCCAAGGATATGGAGACTGCGCGATGGATTGTGCATGCAAATTCCCTCCACATCGACCAGATCAAGGACAATTGGCCCAAGGGCAAGTACGTCACTGAGAAGGATTCGTACAGCGCGAACACGCAGAGTGCTCAGATAATCAAGGAGTTCAGCGGCAATGAGGGGCTGGACGAGAAGTACACTGACCGCGTTATTGTTTTGGAGTATTTCGAGCGCCCATCCCCTCGCCATCCTGACGGTCGCTATATTGTGGTTGCTGGCGACATTGTCCTCGAGCAGTCTGACGAGCTTCCCTATGGAATGATGCCGTTCGTCATGGCTCGACACCTTACGGCGCCGGGCAAGTTTGCTGGTGAGGGCGTTGTGAAATCAATTGTCGCCCCACAGAAGGAACTCAATAAGTCCGTGAGTCAGCGGATTGAAAACAAGAATCTCCATGCCTCGCCTAAATGGTTAGCCGAGAAGGGGTCAGTTGAAAAACATCAAATCACCGACCAGCCGGGGGAAGTGATTGTGTACTCGCGCACCGCCTCAAGACC